ATCACATTCCATACCAAAACCAACACGCAATCCAGATTGAGAATCTATCGCAAGGGAGCCAACTGTAATCTGTACTCCATTCCAGAACACTACTATATTATTTCCAGTGACTTCAACTGAAAACCAGCCAGTAGTAGAAACCCCAAGAGTACCAGAAACAAGTGGAGTGTGAGTTGTTGAACCACCTATAGTTGACTGAACTTGACCAGTATATGTTCCGTCACTACCTGACATTTCCAACTCCACCATCACTCCATCCTGAGTAATGTCTGGAGTAGAATTATTCATTCGCATAAAAAGCCTGTACTTTCCAGCGAATTTACCGGACCACGGAACAAGCAGCATTTCCACAGTATAAGGAGAACTTGAATTGATTAGAAGGGGAAATAATACTACCGCACCAGATTCTACCGTGTGGTCTATTGCGGCTGCGGGAATGTCAGAAAGAATCTCAGGGGATGCCGTTTCCCAAGATGCCTGAGTCCAGTTATCAGAAAGAATAGTTCCATCGAATATATCAGAGAAGTTGGTGAATCCATCGCCCAATGCAAGTGTCATTGGGTAGAGCATTCTGATTGGACCGCCAAGGTTATCAACATGAGATAGCATCAATCCGGGGCGAGAGCCACCGCGTTCCCTAGTGCCTATAGCATCGTCAGCACGAACATTCAGACAGTCCGCCGTACTATATGGCTTCTGCTGACGATACGATCCCTTCCTATTTAATCCGCTAATAGGAAAGTTTATATCTATTTGTTTCTTTTTCATTAGTCGCAAACGCCAAGATGTTCCTGATATCCACCACTAGCAGTTAATCCAGTATCACAAATGCCATATACCGCAGAGCGAGCCAATGCTCCAGTAACAATGATAACCGATCCAGCTATACGAAGCTGAACCCCCTGATTAAATACGGCTACTCCAGCTTCTAGGCCATTATCCCAAGCTAGAGAACATAGATTAGAACTTCTCATCTGAACAACTAACTTTTCTCGATATACATTAGCTGGAACTATTAACGAACTAGCATCGGTAGTGGACCACGAGCCCATTTGTCCAGAAGAAGATGGTGTATATGCCATAGCACTTTCCTTTAGCAAATTCCTAGATTTTCTTGATAGCCGCCAGAAGCGGTTTTGTTAGTAGCACAAATTGCATGAACGGCACATCTAGATAATGCGCCCTTAATCAATATCTTTCTCTCTGTAGATAGTAATTGAATTCCCTTATCAAACTCGGCTAGTTCATCAAATGCTAATGTGCATGGATCATCCGAACGCATCTGAATAACAAGTTTATCACGATAGATATTCTTTGGGACAATCAAGTTATCAACGTCGGTTGTTGACCAAGAATCAGATTGCGAAGTATTCTCTCCTAGTTCATCTCCTGCCGTTCCCCTAATAGCATTGCCTGGACCAAAGTGAGCCGACGAGGATACCAATGATGGGTCAGTTGTAAATCCATCAGTATTAGGTAATGTCAATCTACCAAGCTGACCACCTATATAATTATAATGGCCAACCAAAACAAAGAACGGATCAACGATCATTGATGGATCAATACCACCCTCAAATATTCCAGTGACATCATCTATCATAACTCCATTTGCTACATTTCCAGAAATCAAATTTGGTATTGACGAACCTACTTTAGATGGAGTAGAGCCAATACCACCAACACCATATTGAGATGCAGTGTGCCAAACATCAGATGCAGATGGAAGTGTTAGTGACGCTACTTGATTAACTCCCTGATACAGATAGTTATTTCCAGTAAGTACATTATTCTTTCCTGGATCGGTGAAATCTGTTTTTAATTCATAGTCTGCGGTATGCGTGAAAATACCGGGTCCAACATCGTCAACTGTCACGCCGTAAGCTAGATTTGCAGTAGTGAGATTAGGAATTGATGATCCTACTTTAGTTCCAACTCTAGGCGGAACCCCAATTGAAACCCCATGCCATACATCACTATTTGATGGGTCTATGTAAGTTCCACCAGCGGCAACTAATACACTTCCATCCGCGAGTGTGCCGTAAGTTGCGTCGTGTATTTTGCTTGATGCAAGCGTTCCCGAAAGTGACGAGCTAGGACCATAATTAGATGCCAGTGTGCTATATCCAGCGGGATCAATTACTACATAAGTTCCGTTGCTACCGCCAGTATATCTTGGTATTCCATTAAGAACATTTGGGGCAGACACAACTCCAGATATGAACGTATATACCGAAGGGTCCACTTTTAGTTCATATAAAAAACCAGGATTAGAACCACCTAGACCAACGAATGAATATACTCCAACCAATAGATTTCCACTCTTAAACCACTCTCCACCAGAAATTAGTCCACCACCGGACTGATCTAAAAAATTTGATGTATACACCCCTCCATAAATTTCACCACTAGCATCGTTAATAAATGAAGCAGCGGAAATGAATCCACTTAACATACCTCCAGAGTTATAGAAATTAGATACAAAAAATATTCCATTGTATATCACACCAAAATAGTTACAGAAATTAGATACAAAAAATATTCCATTGTATATCACACCAAAATTTAATATATCACCAGTGAATACGCCATTATCAATCTCGTTAGAATTTTGTATCCCATTACCTGAGAAGATTCCACCAGCTATATACCCACCGTTATTTAGATTAGCTCCAGTCCATGTTCCGCTTGATATAAATCCAGATGTTATAATGATATTTGGGATATCGCAAATTCCAGAACCAAGATTTACTCCAATGTCTATATGTGGAACATTAGTTGGGGTTCCATTCCATTCGGTACAAGAATCACCAACATTAGGGAGCGATCCTGTAAGAACTGTAAATACTGGGTACGCAGTAGTTGACCAATTTAACTTGGAACTCCAAGAGTGACTACTAGCTCCTTGCCAATAGAATATCATCTACTATCCTATTTTGCTAGATGCGTAGTTCAGTATATCGTTATATTGAGATAGAATTAAAGCATCTGACGAACACAATGCAATTAAATCTGGTATTTCGTATATGCTATTATCCTCAAATATAACAACAACAGATATTGCTTTGTTGGGATCGCACTCAGATATGCAGATACACCTTACTGTTAATTTACTACCTGATATTCTAATTACATTTGCTATGGAAGAATCAGATAGCGATTTTGACGACTGATCTTTTGATACTTCAAATACCATCCTCCTTCTCATTGAATTATTTCCGATTACATTAACCCCATCAAATGGCCTAACATCTATTGATACTAATTCAGATGATATGGTAATAGAAGATATCCAAAGTTTATTAAATAAACTTGATGTAATTGGATTCGGATTAGCTATTGCCACTTCCTTCTCCTAACTACAAATTCCAAGGTTCTCTTGATACCCAACTTCCGCTGTATTAACTCCAGTGCATATTCCGTTTACCGCACCCCTTGCCAGTGCACCATCAACTGCTATAGTAGAGCCAGCGGCGGTTAGCTGTACCCCCTCAGCGTAAAATGCATTCTCAGTAAACGCAAGAGACACGGAACCACCAGTGATGGAATGGCACTGTAGTACAAGCTTTTGTCTGTAGACATTGGCTGGTACTATCTCAGTGCTAGCGGCAGTTACATGAGACGTTCCCATTTGAGACATTGCATTATCCCCTATTAACTATTGGGAAGTGCAATAACAGTAACGGTAGCACCACCAGTTTCGGTCGTTCCGGTTCCGGCGGTCCAGGCGGCGACAATCTTATTAGTCGAGGTATTGGCGAACCCAATCACATAAACCGATCCGGCCGTTGCACCAGTGAACTTACTAGACGCAAACGCTTTTGTGGCATTACTATCATCGCCAACTGTCAATGTAGGCTGTGCTCCGTCTCCATTAGCAAATGTAGTATCAATGGACACGACTACCAAGACACCGCGATCCTTTGTCGCATTTGCAGCGATAAGTGTTGGGGTCTGTGCGGTTCCCTTAACAAACGAAGTGGTACTACCAAGACCAGCAGATATAATAGCGTTAGCACTAGCTAGAGAGTTAATCTGTGCTGGTGTAGCAGTAATCGCCACTTCAGCACCGCTCGTACCAATCGCCAGACTTGTCGCCTTCACAGCACCGATGTTAGACTGAGCGTTGGGAATGACAGCCTTAGAAGCCGTCATCGTTCCTGGGGTGGCACTAAGCAGCGTCAAAGACGATGGAGCCACCTCCTGATACTTACTTCCATCCGCAACGAGAATGTCACCCAATGTGTGGCCAATAGTTCCAACATCAGATAGTCCACTCAACGAAACAGCACCACCCTCGGGCGTCGAAACTGCATCGAAATCGCACGAAAGATATGTGCCCTCATTAACATATAATGAAGTTCCGTCACCACCATCAGTGTGCTGAAAAATACAACCGGTCTGATAACCGGCAGTACCATCAACAGGAACAATAAGACCACTGGCAGACAACACTCCCTGATTAGTAGAAAGTGGAGGGGCCATCTTGATAAGCTTACAAATTCGCTTCTGCATTTTGAATATCCTTTGTGTTAGTTACTTTTTGCTTTGATCTAGTGCGTCTTTCATCCGATCCCAACCAGAACGCTTATCGGCAGTCATCGGTGGCGACCTCTTTGCCTGTCTATTACTAGAAGCTTGTCGGGCCATTTGACCTTCCTTAGACTTACTCTTGTAGTAATCATCAACTCGCTTTCTCTCAGCAAGTCGCTTCTTCATAGCTTCTGGACTCTCTTTAGCCACATCAGTCTCCTAAATCAATTCATTGTGATAGGTAATCGGATATGGTGGGCCTTCCCATCCACGCCTAAATCTACTAAGTCCAACTTCGCTCTCGTGGCTTCCCATGTGTCCGTATCTCTGAGCACCACGCTTACGATCCCTAGCAATTGCATCAACAAGTAATTCCTTAAACTGTTGTGTATGCTGTCCAAGTTCATCTTGGATTCTGCTCTCCGCAACTGCCATGCAAGACTCAAAATACACTTCAGCTAGTTGCATTCCACCCAATGGATACGGAAAGTCATCACTCAATGCACCACTATAAGCTTCGTATTCGTAAGATAGCGTCCATGCGTTAGTAGGAGTTGGAAACAATAAAATCTCCTGTCTCTGGCCGTTCGATCCATCGTCTGACTTGTATCTAATTGCACAATATGCTGGATCATCCGATAAATTTGAATATGCCCTCATATCCAAGAGTCTACTAGCTGGAATCACCTGAATGGTATGTCGGTATGCAACTTCTGGATAATGAAGTGTTCCAATCAATCTTCCAAAGTTATCTGGTAATGGATATACAGGATACTCAACTGAATAGGAACTCAATGCAGGAGAGTTAATAGTCAAGTCCGAAAGAGTTAGTTGAGTATCGCTATCTCTACTGGCTATAGGAACCGAAGACTGGCCTGCCGCGGCAAACCAAGCACTAGCAGAATTGCTCGGAAAAACTCCCCCAACCAAAGTAACAACACCATTAACCACAGTAACCGTACCAGTAGCGTACTTACCATAGATATTTAGTGTTTCATTTGGGCGAAGCCAAGACCATTCATATCCTGCCATATCAGCACTAATGGCAGGTGGATAGTATACACGACGCACGCCAGATTGAATGATAGAATCAATCTCGGCCTGTTGTGATGCAGTCCATGCCTTGTCTACTCCACGACCCATACCGAGATAGTATCCTACCTCAGCACGTAAATCAGGAAGACCAATACTAAGACCGCTTTCACTCACGATTCGCCTCTTTCATTGAGGGAGGGCCGGGGATATTGGGAGAAGAGAAATCCCTAATATCCCCAACCCACCAATCGCATTGTTAGGTAATGGTATCAAAGCTGCTAGCACGCAAATACCATTGTCCACACGACCATTCAAAGTCAACCTTAACACCAGCGGTACTACCAGTAACACTAGTGAGAGCGGTAGTACCGTCACGCTTCAATGGGCTTCCTGCCGGGGTGACTACAATACCATTAGTGGTCTGAGTGCCATCAATCACGAATCGCTTACGCTGATTCTCGTAAGTCCCAACAGCAAGTGCCACAGTAGCAGCGGCAGCGTTCGTGGCTGTAGAGAAGTGAGTAACTCCACCAATCATGGGAGTAACTGCGTTGGCAACCTGAACAGCACTGGAAACCAAAACCTCAACAAGACCAGATTGCTGGCCTTCCTCAAGACGAGCAAGAACCTTGCCAGCCAGAGATACGGAAACCAAGGCACCAGGAGTCTGGAGCGGAATGGCCGATCCTTGGCCAGCATACCCCTCGGACGTAAAATAACCAGCTAGCGTACCACCAAACTGGCAAGTCAAGCGACCAACGCCAAGCGACGGTGTGGCACACTGGCACAGAATCAAGCAGGTGCTACCGGGCTTGTAAATCTCAATCAACTGACCATACGTCTGAGCCGGATAGTCCGAAGCACAAACACCAGCGAAGAATCGACCGCCCTGAGTACCGGCAGACTGACTTCCCTTGACTCCAGTGCCACCAGGAAGAACTACCAAATTAGTTCGCCGGGCATCGGCTGTAGCCGTCGTATCGCCACTTGGATTAGCAGGCGAAGCAGGCGACTCATAGTTATATTCGTAGCAAACACCCTGGCCTTCCTTTAGGGCAACCGATCCATCAAACCAAACCCACTCACTAATAGCGTTAGCTTTCTGTTGAGGGGCATTAACACTATGCTCTAACATTTCTATATTCCTTATCTAGGTTATTGTTGAAGTAAAGGTTACACCTTGTACATGACGCCTTGACGACGCAAGTTGGTGCAAACCATTTGCAAAGTGGCGTCAAGATCAACACGACGAACCAGATGCTTACCAGGAACCATATACGGAGCGGTAAGTTGATTCTCCCAACCCTCAAGCACTCCGATAGCCATCCAATTCCAATCCAGCATATAGACAGGTCCATTGCCATCATCGTCAAGCTTTGGTGCGTAGACAAGAGGAGAACTCTTGAACACAACTCGACCGTCACGGCTAGCGAGGTCAGTGCCCAGGCTCATGTCCTGAGCCTCAATCAACTCCTCCATAAGGCCAATCGTAGTATCATCGGTATAGATACCATTCTTCATTGGGCCCATTTCGGGCTGGGCGTGCGACACGACCGAACGGAATTGAATCTTTCGATGCATACGACGCATCTTACGAACCAAGTCCTCGCTCGAAACCAGGCTATACGAAGCGGTATAGTTAGCCCATCGCGGTTGAGTAGCGGTCTGAATGTTAGCACGACCAAGGGCAAACCCAACAGGATCGGCACCATTAAAGCCTTCGCTAGCGTTCTGGACCACCCAATACTTCACTCCAAAGGGAGTCTTGTGGTCGGACGAATCAGATGGCTTTCCCCAAAGAACCGATTCGAGATACTCGAATAACGACACTTGCATAGCGACATATCGAGTCTGAATTAGATCGACAATCGAAACGCCACCACGCTGGAAAGCAGGTTCGCGTTGGTCGTAAAGGTAGTGAGCATTCACATGGCGAGGCTCGACAGTCCCCTTAATCATCGTGTCGTTGATGGACGAACCATCAGTCTCATACAACTCAACTGCACGAGCGGAATGGTTATGGTCAACCTGACACTCAAATTCCCACGGATTACCGCCACTGAATTTCTTCTGCTTCGATTTCCACATTTCTCTGACCGCGACATGATCTGTCAAATCGGTCTGCATATCGACAAACGCACCACGCTTAATAAGATTTTGCTGCGTCAATAAGACGGCATCATCAATATCACTGAATTGCAACGACATATTATTATCCTCTATTGATTCTCATTACACTTTCTGGAAATACTTTTCATCCAGCATTGCGGCAACATCGGCAATGGGATCGCCCTTCGACTTATTATTCTGAGAACCAACTCGCTGGATATGCTGAGTAGATCTCTTAGCTAAGTCGGCAGCTAAACGAGTCTCGTTTACTTTCATGTATTCATCACGCAAAACAAGCTTAGCGGCCTGGTCGAATAGTTCATCACGAGAAGGATTCAACCCATGCGACTTACATCCAGCATACAAAACCGCCACCGTATTCGCAATAGCATCACGCTTGGCGTACTGAGGAGTGCCGGGCTGGAGGCTCTTATAACTCCCATCGCCAACAGCTTCCTTAAAGTCGTCACCAAGTTTCGCAATGCTATCATCAAACCATCGTTCTGTTTCGTGCTGACTAGCAAGGCTATTTGTCTGAAGAACTTGGTCAGCATTCGACTTAAGAATATTCAATGCCTCTTGCTGCTTGCGGATTACACCCACAAGCCCATCATACATCTTGATAACGCCCTCATCATAAACTTCAGGATCAAGTGTAGGAAGGCTGGCTAAAATATCTTCTTGGGTTGTCTCAACTGTTGCATCAGTCTGCTTAGTTGGCCGTTTCGCCGCCTCAATGCTCTCAGTAACTCGATTGAGCGATTCGTCAGACTGAAACGACTTGGCATCTGCGTAGGACAATCCGGCACGGATTGCACGAGTAAGGGCTTCGTCGCTAACTCCAGTTTTGACTTCAGTATTGACAACAGGTTCGGTAGTTGTGGTGTCACTAACTTCGGTTGATTGTCCATCGTCAACAACCTCTGTCTCAACGGCGGCAGTCGAAGTTTCCTGAGTAGTCTCAGTATCTTCTTCTGCCACCTTAGTAGTAGCGGCTTCAATAGCTTCGTTTAATTCTGATACTGTTTCGTCAGCTAGGGCCATGTTTGTTCTCTTCAATTAAAGGATCGTTTGTCATGCATTCCACGTAAAGCGAGGCATTTCTTCCTATGCCTCATACTCGTATAAATTGGGTCGCCACCACCAGTCACTTCAACCGACTCGCCATGACTCTTAAAGAAATCTCTTAATTCCTGAGCCTGATTTGAACCAACCCCGCTAGCCCAACAAGTGCGGGGCCAACCAGCCCCAAGAGCATTTCGTGTCCTTTTGGACTCATTCCTTGAGATTTCAACCAAGCAATGATTTTCTTTGTCAAGCTTATAATGGCGACTCATGGTTTTATTATACCCACTATGAGGGAGTAAGTCAAATAAAAATTGGCACCTAATCTTTCTCACAATGAGATTTGTCAATAACAGCCCTATGAAGTTTCAACTTGTCAATGACCCATTGTTCATCCTCTGTATGAAATGAACCACAATTACATTGACCTATTAAATATTCGCAAGCATCATCGCATCCATTATAAACGTGGTCACTCCATTCTTCTGGCCAGGAAACTGCACCACTAGGTTCCGCTGTTAGTTTCTCTATTGGACAAGTGGTATAGTGTTGTCTCAAAGTACAGAACATTTCTACAATGCTCTTAACTGTTTCTTGTAATGCAATTTGAACAATTTTAATATCTTGTTCATTCGCTTCACCAGAATCATACATCTGATCTGCTATGAGTTCCTTCCTACACTGTTCTCTATATAATTGCATAATAGCAATTGCTGATCGCATTGGATTGAAAGAACTAAAATCCTGCTCTACGCTGGCCTCAGAAACATCACCAAACCATCCGCATATTTCGCATAGACATTCCTGGGATGAGGCATCAATTGGAGCTAGGCATCTAGGACAGAACATAAAATATCTCCATACTACTAGATCATTTTTCATCCATTACCACCCCCGCCATTTGGACCTTGCTGAGCCATTAGTTGCTGAGTCAAAGTCTCATCGGCACCCTGTCTACTCATTCCAGACCCACCAGTACGTTCGTAAGTTCTGGTAGTATTCTGAGGCTGTCCAGATGGCTGGCCTTGTGCCGGTCCATTACCAGGTTGATCGCTAAACGTAACAACTTCACTTAACTCAGGGAAGTCGGAATACTTAGCAACAAGACTAATGATCTTCTGCACATCAATAGTCCCTCCAGCCTGTTGAATTTGAGGAGCTAGTGGCATGATATATTGCTGCATAATCACACCAAGTTTCTGCAATCTAACTCCAGGTGAATTATCTTGAAGTGAATAGATATCCAAATCAAGATCATACATATCAAACTTACCCTTCTTAGAATCCCTATTCCACTCAACCTGAATAGTAGTATCAGTACCGGGAATAGGCTTCTCAAGCATTCTACGCTTGACTGGATCATTCCATTCGTAATGTGCAATAGAACGGAAAATATCTCTGATGAAGATTGCGACTTTATCTTGCATGTCCTTCATCTGTGCTCCAGCGGCAGCACTAAGAAGTTTATCCTGCCCAAGTGTCTGGGACTGTTGCTCCAATCCACCAAGGTTATCTAGATTGCCAGCATAGTAAGAAAACAAGTCTCGACATTGAAGGTAGAATGCTAGAGTGGGATTGTCAACACCAGGAGTCTTAAGGGGCACTGGTGGGGCACCACTATAACGCATTCCCTCGCCGTCACTACACTTCTTAAAGTTTTGTACTGTCTCGTCCTCACCACCCTGGAAACCCATTACTGTCTTTGCGGCTTCAGCAGAGTTTCCAAGCTTACGGAATAGCTTATTGGACAATTCATGTAAGTCTCTCCATAGAGAAACTGGAGGTAAAGGAAGTAGGTTTCCTGGTACGTCAGAGAATCCAAGCTTATGGTAAGGTCCACACTCTGGACCGTCCCACTCAGTAACCTTTAATAGAGTCTGTGTCATAGTCCCCATAGTAAGGATCAAACCTTCTTTTGGTAGCCACACATCCCTAAGCCACACACGATCCCTATACTGATCGGCAGAAGCGTCCGCCGACACTTGCTCTGCACGATTCTCTCCAGCGGGACCGACAACAGAATATTCATCTGGCTTCAGGTCTGCACTAGAGTCCTTATCTAGCCAACCAGACTCCTTGACTTCCTTATAGTCTAACCAGTAAGTGTTCCCTTCATACGCAATCTGATGAAGTTGCTTTGCGGACATATCAAGAAAGTAATCATCAATTGGAACCATATCAACAAAAGTCTGCCCATAGTCATGTTCCAATGCCTTACCAACTTTAGTAATACCAACCTTTGCAACTCCGAGAGAAAACAGAGCCTCCTGAACACACTTACGAAGAGTATTATTCAATCCGATCTCTTGGGGAATCTGGTTAATAGCTAACTCCAGATTCGCGGCAGTTGGCTTATACTCTGGCTTCTTGGTGGTGGCAAGGGCTCTTGGCTGTCCAGATGCCAATATACGAAGGTAAATCTGGACTGCAAGAGCAAGCATGGGAACGGGAACCCTACGTTCGGCACCGCCTTCAGAATAGTGATATCCAACAAAGTCACGTATTGCCTGAAGTCTCTTACGCTTTGGAAACTCTAGCTGCCTCTCGCTCCAAATAATACCTGCCTTAAGGCGACTCCATTGCTGTTCGCTAAGTGGATTCTTAATCATATTACCAACCATCCTTCGATAAAGTAAGTTTATCTTGCTCTCGTTTTTTATTTCTCCACGCCAGACATCCAACTGGGATTATCTTTTCTTCCTTAATTGGAGCATGTATCCTTTCTCTTAATGCTTTCCACGCCAATGCATCAGCTATTACTCTATCTCCGTGATTGGCCCTTGCACCAGAAGGATCAAGTCTTCCGCACGATTTAGAGTGTTCAACGCCACCATCTGGAGCAAATATGTATTCCAGACACTCAAGCAATGCCTCCTTCGATCTATTAACACAATCTCCGCATTCAACGGCTGCACGATATTCCCCAAGAAATATAGTCTTACCCTCCCTAGTAGTTACGATTCCCGGGATATCCGATACCTTTCCAGATAATGCTTCTTCCCTTCGTCTGAGGTAAATGTTCCCATATCCAAGCTCCACAACTCTCGATCCGAATTGTCGTCCTCCAGACTCCCAAATGAGGTACGCATTGCCAAGCCACTTTGCAATGGCGACTGCTTGTTTGGCGAATTGCTCTGGTCGAATGTGTGCATTAACATACTCCAATATCTTACAGTTAGTTGTCATATCATATGCAGCTAGGCAGGAATTAGAGGCACCAGTCCCGGCTGACACATCAACGCCCAGTGAATATTTATGGTCCAATGGAGGAGAGCCCTTTCCATCAAGCAGGCACCATAATCGCAAATGCCCCCCCGAAGATTCATTGAATTTAGTTGGCTCACTTGTAAGAGAATCATAATCCAAATCTCCAATTAACATTGGCGGTCTAGCACTATCTCTTATTGCTTGGTTAATGGATGCCGAATTGAAATACTGAAATCCACTACCTAGATAATCTATATCAAGTTCTTGTGCAATCTCTTGCGAAGAAGAAGCCCTCTTGCATTCTTCATCATACCACATACTCCTGATCTTTCCATCCAATATACAATGATAGTCTATGGGGTAATTGTACTTATCAATTACCTTAAGACTACCCTTATCGGAAGTTGTATATAATCCAAGTCTCTTGTTTGGATGATTAGACCAGTGGAGAGTTAATCTTTTAATTCCAGTTTGCCGAATGTCATAGAAGGCATTATTAACCCCGTTAGGAGTTGAATTGAAAAGACGGCAGTTTGTGGAGTCACGAGTGGAAGACAACACTCTATGACCTTGTTCAACGGCAGCGAATTCGTCCAATAGTATTGCTGTTCGTCTATCACCACGAGCCACATTGCCTGTTGTGGATTCTCCATCAATCACCGCACCATTCTCTGGATTTTCAATATGTAGTCTTGATCTATGTAATCCCTCACTATATCCCAGTGGACGCATAAACATGGGCAATCCACTCATCAGGTAATCTAATTTCCAAAACAATGCTTTTGGATTACCTGTCTTGTCAACATACTCCTCAACACGAGAAACAAATAAACCAGAGAACCCATCGACATATAAAAAACACCAAAGGAATGATGCAATCATAATCCAGCTTGCACCCATATCACGACTCTTCTCACATAGCAAGTCATTTGAACCAATGGCGGATATAATATCAATTACAGCTTGCTCTTGGAACTCATATAGAATGAATGGAAGTTTTGGAGAGTCAGTACATCTAGGATCATACGTCCAGCAGAATCCATTTATAAAGAATAATGGATCGCGTTCACAAGCTTCCTTATAATATTGAACCACACTAGGATCATTTATTACACTCTTCATAACTCTAGAACGCCACACAAGATTCTCTCTGAGAGTCTTTGGTGCGTGATGATTAAATACCGAGAGTGTATTCATTTATTAAATTCGATTAACGAATTCATTTTTGCATTTACAAGAACAAAAAAATCTGGGTGTCAATCCATTGGGAAAACACTTAATAAATAAGCCCTCTCCAGCGGCACATATCGCGGACATATCTGTTCGATTACACGTTCGCCCCAGTTCCGCCTTGCAGTTGTCGCACTTCGTTACTAACTCTGGCTGGGGCTTTGTCTTTTTCTTTTTCATCTAATCTCTCTAAGAAATGTTCAATTTCGCCAAGAGTCTTTCTAGTGCTTTTGATTACTTCCTTATCTAATGCATCATCAGCACCCTTCTCTATGGAACTAACCTTAGCATGAAAATCTTTAGGGTCTTTAATTGCCTGACAATAAAGAAACCATGCAGAATTATTAGGACAAGTCTTTGGTGCGTTCTTTGTTCGTATAAACTCTCCAGCAGCATCAATTGCCCATGCTAAGTTTTCACGATAACTTTGTTGCTTACCCTCAGAAGTAATTTTAGCATTACTCTCTTCATCCATCTCGATAGACACTTTATGTCTTAAATCCTTTACATGCCTATCAATAGTGCAGCGTCCACATGCATACTCTCTACCTAATGCCGATATCTTCTCCCCTGTCATGTATCGAGCACGAATTGCTTTAACTTGATCTTGAGTAAGCATTACTTTCCGTCCTTACGAAATCCCTTCTTCTTTTTCTTAATAGCAGGCTTACCAGACTTCTTAGCTTCCTTTTCCCATCTATCAGCAATTTCAGGATGTTGTGAATGCATGTAGCGTCGCTGCTTCTCAGATGAAAATGGCATTGCTATCTCCTACATTGTCCACGCATATAACGAGCACTACCAGGAGGATTACTATTTAGCACTGCGGGTGCGTGCCGAAATATCTTGAATGAATCCTTCTTATTGCAGTATGGACATTCAACAGGTGTATTAGTATCCATAGGATAGAATGCCACAAACTCTATCTTACAACTCTTACATTCAAAGTCGTAATTGGGCATAATAAAAAAACCTTGGATCGGTTGCCCGCTGGTCGCATAGACCGTTCGTGCGAACCGATCCAAGGATATTGGGGGGCTTACTGGGAGACGATGGCGTTAAGGGCTTCCACGTCCACTACGGCAGCGGCCTTACGCTTGCTGGCATAAGGAGCAAGCTGAACGCCAGCCTTTCGCAACTTGCGAGCGCGAGCCTCCACAGCGGCCTTGGATTGACCAAGGGACGCGGCAAGGCTTTCATACGACGCGGCGGCCTTGTACGCCCGAACGTAATCCTCATTCGATACTCGCGGTCCAGCGGGCTTGCGAACCTTCTTGACGGGGGCGGGATCACTCTGAACTTGTTCATCACTCATGGTTTCTCTCCTAGAGAAAAGGGAACGTAATTTTTGAATCGACCAATTCATATTAGATTACTCACTTTCAACTGCTTTGTCAACTTGATTTTCAGCCTCTTTCAAAGCATCACAAGCCTCCTTCTCTTGGGGGGTCATTTCCCAATATGGCTTATTTGGATTGGGAAGACTTATAGGAGTAGCAGCATTCACTATTGGCTGTCCAATTGGCATTCGGCTATTAACCATCTCTGGAACTAGTCTAATATTATTATCAAGCTTTCTTTTAACTTCTGCTACAGACGATGTAAATGCTCCATCCTTAGTAGTTCTCTTTCCCTTCAATGCTAAACCCATCTCAATAAACTGCTCCCAAGTATACTTATCAGCTCTTACTAATCGTATAGCAGTTTGGTAACATGACCAGCATAACCCACGACAAGAGGCTTCTCGCTCACAATTTTTACTTAGGCATTTAGTTCTAGTGTGCATCTTAATCTCCAAATGTAATTAAATTCAGTAACGAAGTACCATTGTAATACGAACTAAACATTTGTCAAATTTAAAAACGGCATACAGTTTTCAAATTTTAAACGACTGTCATTCTGTCAAAAGTTCCGAGTTGTTTATATTGTTATAACATGACAGACAAGGCAGACCAGTGACAGGCCACAGAGAATTAGTCTATCACGTATATTTATATAACATAGGGAGGGAGTGTAGTAAGTAGTGTGTGTGTAAGTAGTTAAGTAGTAGTAATATTATAATATCATTCATCTATTTGTCATATTTAAATCCCTCAATCCACCCTGTCCA